CAATGTTGCCCACGCCAGAGCCAGTGTTGGTGGAAGTAACCGCAATCTTGCGGTCAGTCGTGCCAACATCAATCCAGTTGCCGTTGCGCGTTGCATCGGTGCCGGGAGAGGCCGTCAGCGGGCCAATAGCAACACCATCAAGCGCACCAGCCGCCGTAAGGAACGTGGCAGATGCAGTCGTGCCAACGCCAAAGGTTGTCGCCGCGCCCGTGAGAGCAGTGGTAACAAAAACCTTGATGTCAACAATCTGACTGTTTGCGGGGATCACGATGTCGGTAGCGCCGCTGGCCTGAGTAAAGGCCGAAGACTGCGCCATGAGTACCCAACCCGTGTTCTTCACATTCGTACCCAGCGTGGAACCGCTGGTGTTCGGAATGGGACCAGCCTTTACGGGGCCGGTAAACGTGGTTGTTCCCAAAGGAACCTCCTTGCACTTGCGCTGTACCGTCTGTGCAGAGTCCGCTGGATCGGTCGGTACAACAAGTTAATCCAGATGGAAATGGCGGGGCTTTTGACCCCGCCACTCAAGTTAGGTCGGGAGAGAACCCCAAAGCGCGCGCCAGTTGTAATAGCCGAAGCTATACCGCTCGTACCCCTTGACCAACAGATTGTCAGTCACGAAGTCCACTTGCATATCCGTCTCAAACTTGACGCGCTCCATGTAGGAGAGGCCGTCAATGTTTGTGAGAAGGAACCAAGCTGTTGACGATGTGAGGTAGTCGTTGGTCATGTAGCCTTCCGGCAGACCGCCAGAAGTGCTGATGATCGCGTTCACATCGTTGTCCGCTGTACCCGGACGCAGTTCCGACTTGATGAGGCGGATTGCAACGGGTTCAAGCTGCGGGGGAACCAGCAGCTTACGGGCGCGGGCGAACACCTTCAGACCGGCCTGATCCTTGAAGTTCGTACGGATGGCGATCATGCCAGCCAGCAGCGAAGCTTCATTCAGTTCCAGATCGGTAGCAGGACGGTTAGCAACCGTGCCGCCATCAATCGGATGGTCTGTTGCGACAAGAGCCTTACCGTCACCGCCGATTGACGCATTGTACGTCGTGGAGGTGTTGATAATGTTCGCGCCGTAGATTTCCTTGGTCTGCTGGAAGGACTCCATCAGGCCGAGGTTAGACGGCTGGAACTGGGTCTTGTACAGGTTATCGTCAATCGCCTTGCGGGTGATTGCGTAGCCCAGAGCGATTTCCGTATGCTCTTGGTTGTAGACATAACGCTCACCAGCAGCGTTATCAAAGGCGGTCTGGCCACCTTCGGTCTTAAGCTGCGCGAGGCCGAGGTAACGCATTTCGGCGGTACGCTCCAGAGCCATGCGCGACTCATGCTTGGTGAAGATTTTGTCGTACTGAGACGGAATCTGCTCGTACTTGCCTTCAATGCCACGGAGTCCGGGCAGGAGAAGGTCTTTGATGGCAGAAAGATTAACAGCCATTGATCCTTACTCCTCTTAGATGCCTGTCGGACCAGCGCCGTTGTTACGGCTGGTGACATTGTTGAAGCCGACAATGATCTGGTTGTACGCAGATGTAATGTCGGTCCCGTTCGCACCGGGAGGGCTTTCAACGAAGCCAATGATGCGGAAGGGAAGGGTGGCGGTTACGGCGGGGCTTTCCACATAAGCACCAGAGATGCCAGTGGAAGCATTGCCCGTGCCGAGGTTGAACTGAACGTACAAACCCATATCCGCGAGGCCAATGGCAGTGCCGCCAGCCTGAACGATGAACTGAGCGTTCGGATCGTCAACGATATAAGCTTCAACGTCAGCCGAAGCGTCAGAACCCGGCCAATAGTTGGACCAGACAGTACGCTTCTGCGAGGTGGACAGATACTTGCATCCAACGAAGATGCCAGCAATCTGAGCAGTGCCAGCCGTTGCACGGGTAATGTAACCAGTGTTCAGGTTGGATACGGGATCGCCAAAGTAAACGGCGGTGCTGTTGTCCGACTTGATGAGACGAACGGACTGTTCGTAAGTCGGCGCAGAACCAAGGCCGCGATACTGGCGGAAACCGAATGCCGAATTGGTATTAGCCACTCGGGTTTTCTCCTGTGAAAAAAAACTAGCATATCTGGCTCCGGGCCTAATGCTAATCGGGTTGATATTTGCCACGCCGGGGGCAATTAGAATTTAATAATACACTTACACAGTAAACGCAAGTGGGTTGATTTTTCTGTCCATTTAATTTAGCCTAAGCTAAAAGGAGCAGATTATGATTAAGCCCAAAAAACTTCACGACATAGAAAAAATAAAAACACTCCTTCTTTACGATCCACTAACAGGATTTTTTACATGGAAAGTTAATCGCAAAGGATCGGCAAAAATTGGAATGAAAGCTGGCTGGCGGCATGGTGGTGGATATGTAGCTTTGCGCGTTGATAACCATGAATATCTTGCTCACAGGCTGGCGTGGGCTTTGCACTATGGTGAACCACCTGAAGACGCGCAAATAGATCACATAAATGGAAATAGATCAGACAACAGCATCGCAAATTTACGATTGGCAAGTCATTCTGAAAACTGCTGGAATAGTAAAGCTAGGAGTCACAACAAAAGCGGAATAAAAGGCATAAGAAAGCGCGGCTCTAAGTGGCACGTTCGCATAAGACACAATGGCATTACTTACTGGCTGGGAAGTTATGACACACCAGAAAAAGCGAAGGCCGCCTATGATGCGGCGGCCCTCAAATATCATGGAGAATTTTCCAAGGTGTAATGTTTACTCGTCGCTGATCGGCATCGCCTCAAAGGACTTCTTGATGCTCGGCTTAACGCGCGGATCATCGCGGTCAAATGTGCCGTCCGGTGCCTGATTAAGCTGGGCTTCCTTTGCCTTTACTTGCAGGCGGGCATTACGCAGATTTGACTTGTGTGCGTCATCGGTAAGAACTTTGGGGCGCTCCATGAGAATCATCCCATCGCGCTCAATAGTCTGCCAGTTGCCGCGCGGCATCATCTGAGGGTGGCGCGTAGCGGGAACAGGCTCCCAACCCTGACGCGACAACTCAACTTCGTGAGCAGGGTCTTCCTTGCCCCAAATGGTCTTGCGCTTCCATTCATAGGACCAGCCATCAGGGATGATGTGCGGATCAACGTAAAAACGGTCTGCACCATCGCTCACATCGCCCTTGAGATGCTGGCGAATCTCTGCCGCCCTGCGTTCAGCACGGGCGCGGGGGTCTTCCTCACGCTGAGTAGCCCGCATTTCCTCGCGCGCCTCTGAAATAGGCTCTGGGCGAATGTCTTCAGCGATTTTCCGGGGCCTGCCCGGACCCTTCTTGACGATTTCAGGCATGTTTTCTTCGCTCATCACTGCAATTTCCCTTCTTTCTTCAGGGCAACCTTGTTTTTCGCGTATTCTTCCGGCGTCATGCCCATGATGGACGCCATTTCACGCTCCGCAGAGGACAAAGTGACCGTATTCCTGCCGCCAGAGCCATTGGAAGCAGCCCGCGATGACGGAGCAGCAGGCGGAGGAGCCTTTGGAGCAGATGGTTTTGCCGCCATAGATGTCGGTTCCTCAATTTCCTGCTTGGAAACCGCCGTCTGAGGCTTGCGGAAGCCCATCTGGCGCTCAATCTGCTCAAAATACGCATCGGTATCGGCAACATAACCGTCAGCAATAGCGATGTTGTGAGCGCCGACCATTTTCATGTACAGCTTCTGGTCCCTGACGCACTCAGGATGCGCCCTGACCCACGCTGCGGAGCGCGGAGATAGCTGGGAAGCCACCATTTCAACAGGATCAGTAGGCGCTTCCTGCTGTCTGGGAGGCGGATTTGCAATGCGCTGCTCAAGTGCAGCCTTGCCGTTCTCCAACTGAAGCAATTTGGCGGCGTTGAGAGACATATGCGACTGGATTTCAGCCGCATGTTCAAAGTTCCCAGCCGCCATAGCCGCCGCATAGTCGCGCTTCATCATTTGTGAACTGCGGTTCACACTGTCAATCGCGCTTGCGATAAGCTGCAAGTTGCTATCCTGAACTTCCATAGAAGCCTTGGATGCAGTGCTTTCCGCCATCTTTGCGCGGCGCTCTGCCTCTGAACGTGCCTGACGCTCCATCTCAAGCTGATGCCTGAGTGCCTCAATGCCAACATCAGGAGAAATCTCGTCAGAAGCTTCTTGCTCAGGCTCTGGAGCAGCCTCTGGCGCTTCCTTTACGACGATTTCTTCTTCTTTGGTCTGTGATTCGTTTTCCGACATTTGGTTTTCCTTCACCATACTGCGTCAGGAGTTGGGATGCGCCCGCGAACGTCCGTGTCATCTAAAATGCGGCAAAGCTGTCCGTGGACTGTGATCTGCCAACCATCACTGGGGCGGAAGTAAATCCAATCGCCAACGTCCAAGTTAACGCCCTTGAACCACTTGCCGCTTTCATCAACAAAGGCATCAGCGCCCTTTTTGATAATCAGACCGACTTTTCCCTGATACTTGTCCTCATCTCTTGTCTGAGACGAAAGATACAGGCCGCTCTTGGTCTTCTCCGGGCGAATGTAAACGGCGACAAGAACGTGATTGTGAAAAATC